TTGGAAAAGCACCTGACATTAGATTATACTTTTAGCACCTCTCTCATTAACTGCACTATTAATTAATTGTGTAATAGTTCCTCTTGATCTTTGTAATAGTTCATCAAAGCCAGAAGCATCTACCGCATTAATATTAAAATTAACTGTTGTTGCACCACCACTATTATTACCTCTTGATGATTGTTGTATTTGTCCAGATTGGTTAGGAATAAATAATTCAGCACCTCTTTCTCCTACCATATATGGTTGTCCTTTTTGAACTGAACCACCTGATGCTCTGCCTGTGAACATAGATAATATGGCTAATGGATTTCCTGATGAAGCATTTAAATTTCTTTGTTTTTCTTTTTCTTTTGTAATCATTTTTTCAATAGCAAGTTCTACACTTTTCCTTGCTACTACTTCTATTAAAGCACTTAAAACAGAAGCTAATAGTGTTCTTGCCATTTGTCTAAAATTTATAAGTATCTTTTCGCCAAACACAACTGACTTTGCAAGAGTTTGTGACATTTTTGTAATACCACTGCTTATTCCCTCTGCAATTATTTTATCTATATTTTTAAATTTTTCTTGTAAATCTCTTAGTCTTTTGCTGTTTATTTCCTCTAATTCTTCTCCAATTTTTTGAAAAATATTTTTTTGTTTTTGTATTTCTTCAGTTGCTTCTTCTAATTTACCTTTATCTATATCTATTACTGGTGTTTCAGGTAATGGTATGCCTAAAAATTCTCTTAAATCTTTATATAAATTAAAAGATATTTGAATAGCTTGATTTAAAGTTTCTAATGCTTTTGTTAATCCCTTAACAACTACTGCTAATCCTTTTCCTAATGATTCTGCAACAGGAGTTAATAATGTTAAAGTTTCTGATAAAGTATTATTCATTGTGGTTAAAGCACCACTAAAACCAGCTTGACCAATTACATCTAAACTACTTCTAAATGCAATTCCTAAATTAGAAGATGATGTAGATAAGTTATCTAATTTTTGTTCAGTAGCACCAGAGAAAGTTTTTCCTAATGAACTTTCTAAAGCATCTAATATTTTTTTTGCACCCTCTGTTGTTTGTCCAAATTTAGATATTTCTAATCTAGTAATACCTATTTCTTCTTCAAGTAATCTAAATATAGGTACACCACGATCTGCAATTTGGTTTAATTCTTCAAGACCTAATCCACCTTGAACACCACGAGAGAATACTCTTGTTAAAGCATCTAATGTTCCTAATTGATCTGTAGTTACAGCCGCAGTATCTGTAAAAACTCTTAATAGTTTTTCTGTTGGTTCTATACCTGATGCTTTTAATGTAATGAATGATGTTGTTAAATTTTCTACACTAAACTGTGATCTTAAAGCAAAGTCAGTAATAAAACTAAATGCCTCTGCACCTTTTTTTACACCTCCAGTTACAGATGATAAGGAATCTCTTAAATCTTCAAAGTTAGATGCAACATTACCTATTGATCTTAAAGCTACTCCGGTACCAAGTGTAACAAAAGCACCCTTTAAACTAAATACAGCATTTTTAATAGAAGCAAGTCCACCTTTTACTGATCTTAAAGCACCTTTTGTTTTATCTTGTGCTAATATATTTATTTTTAAATTTGCCATTATTTGTGTTTTGCTTTCCTTATTTCAGATTCGTATTGTTCTTGTTCTAACAGCATAAATCCTATCCAATAATTATACTCCCAAACTTCCATTTTTAAAAGTTCAGATAGTGTTATTTTTAATCTATCTGCAACAATAAGTAAATTTTTTAATTCAATTGAATTTTTTAGTTTTTTTTTACTTCTTCAGGAGTTATAGCTGTTACCATAGCAGTAGATATTTTTGATAAAATATCTGAATCTACTTTATACATTAAGGCTAGTTTATCTTCTGGTTTAAAAAGTTTTTTTCCATCTTTATCTAAAGCTTTCATAACCAGTATATCAGCAAGAATACTTACATCAGATAGATTATCTGATTTTTTAAAAAGTATGTTTTTTTCAGAAAGATTTATAGGATTCCAATAAATAACAGTAGATTTTCCATGCTCATCTTTCCACTCAGGTACTTCAATAGATTGAACACCTAAATTTTCAAAATGAGATTTAGCAATATCAATAACTGACATAAATTAGGATTATACAGTTCCTATAGTTAATGCCCCTGTACCTTGAAAAGTAACAGTTCTAGAAATAATTGCGTCCATTGAGTTATTAACTGACATTCCTGTAACAATTCCTGTTCCTGTGAAACTTCTATCTCCAGAGGTTGCACCCTCAGGTAACAGAATAAAAGCAATTGAAGCACCAGCAAGTAAACTTGTTTGTGGTGTATCAGTTTCGTCAAAGTGCATTTCTAATGTTCCAGAGAATGAAGTCCTACCAGCAACAAATGATTTTGTACTATCTGATAAAGCTGTGTCCTCTACTACGTCTCCTGTTGTTTCAAGTGTAAATGATGTTAGTTCCCCAACAGCAGTTCCACCAGCTTTTACAACTCCTTGTTTTCCATGATGTGTTGCCATTTTTTGTCCTTGTTTGATTTAGTTTGTTTGTTTTCTTTTTCTTGCTTATATCCTAAACTTAAAAAATGTTCAAGATTAGATTCATTAATAATTATCTCAGAATTATCCTTATATAATTTAATATCTTTAGCCATAATTACTTTTATTAGTTTTATTCCTCTTCGTCAATATCTTCTTCATCTTCATCAAATTCTTCATCATCTAAATCTTCTTCCCATTCTTGATTATCTTCTTCTTGGTTTTCTTTTAATTCTGCTAATAAGTCTTTTACTTCTTCACATAACATAGACTCTTTATCGTGTAATTTTTCTATTTGATCTATTTTTTTTTCTATTTTATTTATAATTTTTGTTGTCATTTTATCTCCTATGGTGTTCCAGCTTGATACTCATACATACATCTAATAGTCATTCTTATTCCACCAACAGGAAATAAAGTTCCCTCGTCAGTTTCTACTTGTACGATTTCAGTATCAAGTGCATTACTATTTCTTGTAATATCAGTTTCTAATGCAGTTTCAATAGCTGTAATTAATTCATTTCTTTTAGTGTCTATATTAGACTCTGCACCTTTAACAAAACCTAATATAAGAAAATCAATAGTGCCATGTCTTGTTTTAGCACCACTACCTAATTCCGAATCATCTCTATTTTCTTCTGATGTTTGAACTATTACTGCTGGATATTGTTGTTCTGATAATTCGTCTATTAAAAATGGTTGTCTTGTAGCTTTTCTTATTGTGATTGGACTACTTATACCTGATATGGTTGATAATAAATTACTTGCTATATTTTCTCTTACACTCATATTCTAAACTTTCTTAATTCTTTTTCTACAAATCTGTTGAATTGTTTATTTATAATCTTTTCTGTAGAATTATTAAAGCCAAAAAATTCTCTTTTAGGTGTACCAAGAACTTGATTAAATAATGCTTTCTTTCTTTCCTCTGCTCTTTAAAAACCTACTGTTACTTTAAATTTTCCTGTTTTATTACTTGTTAAATTTCCTAACATTTTACCTGAATAAAATAAATCAACATTTGTTGATTTGCCCTCTTTATTTAATTTTTTTAAATAACCCTCTGAATATGGTGCAAAAGTTACACCTCTAAAATCAATTCCTTTTTGTGTTTTAGTTCTAATAATATCAATTAATTGGAATCCAGCTTGTCTAATACCTTTATCTATAATTTTTGAAAGTCTATTTTCAAATTTATCAATTTTTTTAATTACTTCTTTTGAATTAGAATTAGTTTTTACAACAATACCTTGAGCAAATTTTTCTAATCCTTTTTTAATTCTGTTAATTTCGTTTTTAGGAATTTCTGTTTGTTTTACATCTTTTGATATAAGTTGTTTAATCGCTGTTCCTGTTGCAACTCTTTTAAGAATTAAAGGAACAGCCATTATCTAGTCAATCTTCTAAATCCATGTAAAGGTTCTCTCTCATTTGCAACAATACTTCCAGAATCATCTACATCATATTCAACACCATCTTCTAATATCATTCTCCATTCGATATTGTATTGGCTCATGTAATATTCTTGCATTCTTTCAAATCTATCTTTTTCTGTTTCTGGTCTAAATTTAGTTAATGCTGGTAAATAAAATCTTCCAAGAAATAAATAAACACCAGCCCTTTCAAACTGATCTAAATTAACTCTTGTGTTATCCATTTCAGCAGTATTAAGAACTGTAATATCTGTAAAGATATTTGTTTTATATACAGGCCACCATTCTACTCTTAATGCTCTTAAAATATCATTAGTAGTTTGTGCTAAAAAATTTGTTGTTTCTGTAGCAGTTGTAGAAATACCAAAATCAAATGCGTCTGGTTGATATTTTAAAACATCTGATGTGGTAATAACATTTGCCCCAGTAAAATTAGCCATATTATAATATCCAGATTAAAACAATTATTCCTACAATAACTCCAACAGTTATTTTAGGATTATCTTTTGCTAGTTCTATATATTTTGTTAAGTTTTTCATTTCTTTTTTGCTTTTTTTTTCTTTTGTTTAATAGGTACTACTTTTGTTTCATTTTCAAAAGTTTGATCTACCTCTTTAATATTTTCTTTAAAATTATTATCAACAGGCTTCCAACCTCTTAAATTCCATATATTTAAATTTTTTTGATAATCTTCTTCTCTTCTTTCAATGATTTTTTTTCCATTAGATAATTTCATAATATTATTCCTTTTTCATAAAGTGGGGAGTTAAACCCCCCACTTTAAAAGTATTATTATAGTATTGAAGAATCTGCAAGTACTTCTACACCATAAGAGTCATGTAATTCGCCCACACCATAAACTGCTGTTGCTACGATTTCATCTGCTCTTAGAGAAGCATCACGTTGAGTTTCAATCTTAATGTCTTGCATCATTGCTAGACCTAAAGCATCTTTATGGAACATTCCACCTTTGAAGTCTCCACCAGTACCAGTATTAGACATGTTACCAGTTTCAAATATTTTGATACCAGCGATTTGACCAATAAAGCCACCTCTTAATGCTTCGTTTGATAAGTCAGTTGATAGACCAGCAAAAGTATTAGTTAATCCTGATTTAAGATCAAAAGCTACTTTTGGGTGCAATACACAATATGTTTCTTCAAC